AATAGTACATCCGGCGACGCTGGAGGCGGTACGTCGGATGTGGAACAATTTGCTTCGTGAACGTTTAATATAAAGCTTTTTCATTATGATTAAAAATGTATTATCTTACTTCGTGTTATTTACAGTGCTGGTTTTGTCTGGCTGCTCCGCCGGGGATGATCCCGGTACGGAGGAGGCTGGCCTGCGTGACCTGCTGATAGGGAAGTGGTATCAGGTGGAGTACAAGAGCCCTTCTTCCGGAACATTTATCGGGCAGGAGGATGGCTCTTTTATTGAATTCAAATCATCCGGTTCCTTCACGTATTATTATAGCGGGTGGGGTTCCTTTGATGAAACGCAAACGGGGACTTTCTCCGTCTCTGGCTCCTCAATGGTTAACTTGTCGCTGTCGGATGGCTCATCTGGATCGATTACTGTTCTGGAGCTGGAAGGATCGGCGGCTACCTTCGTGCTGTCTGGTATTGGTGCCGGGACGTTTAAGTATGTAAAACGGTAATTGTGTAATTTGTATGATTGACGTGGTGGTGGTTCATGTGTCGGATTATTATCTGACAGATGCTTATTTTCCCTTTATGCCCGGGGTGGTGTTTGATGCCTTGGAGAGTGCTTTTCTTAATGGGGAGGCGGAGGCTCGGGTTCCGGGTCCCGCCTTTCGTGAAATGGTGGCGGCGTATGAAAAGGCAGAAAGTAGTAACTGAAATTGAAGCTGGCGTGAATCGGCGGTTCTTCCAAGCGATGGATGCCCTGGAGGCTCTCGGCTCGCTGCGTTCACTCTCCGGGTTCTGCGACGAGGTGGGGCTGTCTGCTCCGCGCTTTCGAGAGATGCGGCTGGAGTATGGGGTGGCGCCTGCTCCCGGTCGGGTTTCGCGTTATTCGTCTCTGAATGTGGAGGCGCTTCATTATATTGTGAAAGACTTCGGCGTTTCTGGTGATTGGCTCCTGTCGGGGCGCGGTAAAATGTTCAGATGAAATATGCAGTAAAGGTGGGCCTGGTCCCGCTGCGCCCTGGTCAGGTGCCTGGTGATCCGCAGCCGGTCCGGATACGCGTGTCGTATGTGGGCGAGCGTGTGGACCTCCGCGTTGGTTACTCTGTGGATGCTGATCGGTGGAGTGATGATCTGGGGCGTATGGTTCCCGGGTCCCGCAATCGGTACGGTCAGGCGGCCGGTCTGGTCAATAAGCGCATTGAGCTTGCGCTGGGTGAGATAGATTCTATATTCTCCCGCTTCGATGCTATCGAGGGACGCGCTCCATCGCGACGTGAGCTGGTGTCTTTATTTGATCGGTTCCTGGGTAAGTCTACCCGGCACCCTGGTGGTGGGGCCGCTTCTTTTTTCTCTGTTTATTCTCGGTTCATCGAGGAGCAGGCGGTCCTTCATTCCTGGTCTACGTCTCACAAAAATAGGCATAAAACGGTCCGAAATCATTTGCAGGCGTTCGCTCCCGCGTGCCGGTTCTCTGATGTTACGAAGGAGTTCATGCTGTCTTTCCTTCGGTATCTCATTAAGCTGGAAAAAAGGAATACTACCATTAATAAGTTGCTGTCTTATCTTCGTCACTTCCTCCGGTGGTCTGCTGTGGAGGGTTACTATCTGGGCGATCAGCATGTATCTTTCCGGCCAAAGTTGAAAGGGTCCGACGGTAGTTACAAAACGGTTGTTTATCTTACTTGGGAGGAGCTGATGGCGGTGTACTCTCTGGAAATACCGCCCGGGAAGAATTACCTGGCCAGGGCGCGTGATGTTTTTTGCTTCCTGTGTTTTACCGGTCTGCGCTATTCGGATGCTTTCAATCTCTCAAAGGTAGACGTGCAGCGCGAGCGTATCCGGGTGGTAACGCAGAAAACTGTTGCTCCTCTATATATCGAGCTAAATGATTACTCCGAGCGCCTCCTGGAAAAATATAAAGGTATGGCTGGGGATCGGGCGCTGCCTGTTATCTCCAATCAAAAAATGAACGAATATCTGAAAGAGATCGGTCTCCTGGCTGGTCTGACCGAGGAGGTGCGGATGGTCTACTTTATCGGCTCGCAGCGTCATGATGTGTCTATGCCAAAGGCGAACCTGCTGTCTACGCATTGCGGGCGTCGGACATTTATCGTTCTGGCGCTCCGGCTTGGGATTCCTGCTGCAGTAATTATGAAGTGGACCGGGCACCGGTCTTTTGCCGCGATGCGTCCTTATGTGGAAATAGTCGACGCGCTAAAAGAGGAGGAAATGAAAAAATTTAGCGCCGCCGGGTCCCTCAAATAAAAAGCACCCAAAAAGGCACCCATTTTTTATGTTGTCAATTGGTTTTTTATGGATATGTGTGTACTCTTTGTTATCTGTTATTCGTTGTCTGGGCGCTCTTTCTGTCTGTCTGTGGTAATGGGTGAAACCTGGGGTTCGAGTCCCTTCGGCCGCACATTCCGCCTTGTATTTTAGGCGTTTACGAAAAAAGCACCCAGAAAGGTACCCATTTCGGGCCTCGCGGGTGCTTTTTTTATCGCTTTTTTGATCCTGCGGATCACTCCTTTTTGGGTGTGATCTCGAGGGTGTGGTCCAGCGCCTCCAGTACTTTCCTAAGCGCTTCGATCCTGGGGAGTGTATCTCCTGCCTCTATGGCCTGGATCGTTCTCCGGGAGACGCCGGAGCGCTCCGCCAGCTCGCGTTGTGTGAATCCATTCTGTTTGCGCAGCTCATGTATCCTGGCGGCGATGGTGGTCCGTATGTCTGTCGGTTCTTCTTCTTTCATTAGTACCTGTATTTTGTAAAGTGTATAACTGCGAATTCCATCTCCATGGCTGTGGAAAGTTCGGCCCAGAACGCGTATTTCTTCCGCGCCTTCTCAAATGTCGGGGCAAACCAGGCGGTGAAGTCCTCCGGTGTGAGGCCGTCGTTCCTGGCGTACATATCGACGGGGCGTCGTGTTATGTTTTCTCCGGTCCAGATGTGTTGCCCCTCCTCCAGCACATGCGCTCCGTACAGTATGCGATCCGGGAGTTCCTCCCGGCGCATTGTTATCTTCTGGATGCCGATGCCGTCCTCCTGTGTTAATCTCAAAAATTCGACCTGCTCAGATCGGTATGGTTTTCCCCACCAGTACCGGAGCGAAAGGCAGGCCTCCCCTGCTTCTATCTTTTCAAACCTTTTCTTCCAGAGCGGGTAATTGCTTCGGATGGTGTGATACTTTTTTTGCGATGTTATCTTCTGTGTGAATCCTGTTTGCTCTCCTCTCCTGGGGTGTGTGGCCGGGAACGTCCGGCTTACTGTTATAACATACGTGATCATGATTTCGTTTTATTGGTTGTCAGTTCTTCTTTCTTTATCCCAAAGAGCCGGTCAAAGTCTGCGACCTCGCGTGCTCTTTTTACCTTGGCGAGGATCGCCTTCCGGGTCCTGCGGTTGTTCATCTTTATTCTAATTTTATGGCTGTTTCTTTGGAACAGGCAGATTTTGTTCTAATTTGTTATGAGCTCGAATCCCCAGCTGTTTATTGTTGAGATGCTCCGGACGCGTCCTGCCTCTATTAGCTTGTCGATGTCGCAGTTCACGTCTGCGAGTTGCATCTCCGTCCGGTCTACTACCTCGCGAATGGTGGCGATCGGGGGGTGTATTCGCTGGCGCTTCTTTTCGTCGATGATCTCTGTGATCGCAATTAGTATTTCTTCTGCTGTTGTTTTCATAGCCGATCATCATGTTTATAAACAATTTCCCTGATTTCTTCTGCTTTTTTGAAAAAAGAACTATCTGAATACATCTCGTTTTTACCTACAGTTTTACACCATTTGTTGTGTGCTTTCATCCCCTCAATTTCGGCTTGGACAGCCAAAATAAGCCCAAGTCTTTTAATGTCTGCTGTTTCCATATCAATACTTTTTGCCGTGTAACCTTTCTCTGGTTGCGTTATACTTCATTTTCAACTCGATGTGTTTATCGATATCAATTCCACGTGCTACACATATATCCAATATGCGGATTATGGCGTCGGCGAGTTCATCCTCGAAGGTGTCTTTAATCGAATTTTCAAAAGACCATTTAAAATCAATAAATTCTTCTTTGTCTTTTTCAATTAATTCCAAGTCGGCATACAACCCATTCCTATCAGCTTCCATTGCCTCCGCTAATTCTGACACGCATAGCATTAACAGTGTTCCGGTCTCTCTTTGGTTATCCCAAAACCCTTTATTCTTTGCGTTTTCGTGAATCTCATCACGTAATTGGTTTAATGTTTTCATAATCCTTTGTTTTAATTACTCTATTGGTCTCCATCCGATAACTTCCCTTCCTGTTGAACCCTCGATAGTCCAAGGATTACCGATCCCTATATTAAAATACTTCCCTATGCCGTATTTTTCTACATTTTTTGCAGTTCTGTACTTCACGATAACGGGCTCTCCTGCCGTCGGCAACTTCTCTTTCGGGTCTCTCCACGTCATGGCTTCGGTGGCGCCTGCGATATATCCACTATAATCAGAGTTCCAATCGTGTGGAAAATCTGATAAAAATTGGCATCTATCTGCGTATTCCTTTGCCAGTTCTTTTGTTGTTTTCATGTCTTTTGTATTAATAATTCATCCGGTCCATCTCCAGGCGCTTCCGGTATCGTTCCACCTGCTGCTGTGTGTCCCGGTCTGGATTTATAAATATTACGGTATTGTAGTCCATGCGGTATGGGTGCAGTCCTTTGAGTGCTTTCTTCGCTTTCTCTCCTGCGATGATGGTCTGCTCTCTGTGGTCTTTGGCGTCTGCCTGCGTTATGATTCCTCTTTTTCGTGGCTTCATGTTATTGTATAATATTAAACACCCAATTGCTCGCTCTCCCTCCATGTGGTTCACACCCGAAGTGATCCCCAAAAAATTCGAGATCGTCTAAATTGGCCCTGAAGTACTCGTTTACTTCTGCGGCTGTTGCGTCATCGCTGAAAAGCTTATTAACCGATCCAAAGTAGATTTCCTTTTCCGCAACCTTGTAAACAGGTCTGTTCCAGCTGTCAATGCCTCTGAATTTAATGTCCATGTTTCTTGTCTTCATCTTCTTTCTGGTTTTTCTGTTAAAATACTCCCTCTATTCTATAATCTGCGCCGGTTCCTGCAAGTATGGAGTTGATCTCCTCCTCGAGGGCGTCGTATGTCTCCGGTTCCTCTGGGAAGAACCAGCTTCTTGTCTCCATGTCCCACTCACTGGTGAGTACGTCCTCCGTTTTATCGGCTATGATATTGGAATCTTTGAATGTTGTCGGGTAAACGTGCAATCCTGTTTCTGTCTCTTTCATCTTGCTTTGGTGTTGTGGGCGGGTTTCCCCGCCCTGGTTATTTTATAAGTAGGCTATTGGGGTAGTTCTTCCGTACCGTATTGCGCGGCCATGATCTCCCTTTCCTATCAGGTCCAGGCGGCCGAAGTAGAATTCGCCGTTTATTGTGCAGGCGACGTAATCCCTGGCCGAGGTCCTGGTGGAGATAACGTTTCCGCTCTCGTCCGTTACTGTGTAAAGGTGTTTTTTACCTTTTGTCTCTTTGTTCAGTTTGTAAGTTGTCATCTTGCTTGTTTTTTATGGGTTACTTTTTTAATGTTCTGCAATGTAGTACTATAATACGAAAGGCGCAAGTGATTGCGCCTTTGTTTTCTTTGATTTAAGATTATTTAATCTTTAAACCGGAACTATGTCCACTTTTTATCTTTTGAATATACTCCGAATTGCTCCGCTTAACCCTTATGACTTATAACCTGAATTTAAACTTACCAATTTTAAATGCTATATATGCTAAAACAATCACGGACAATATGTTTAGTATGTTTAGTCTCAATGTCTGCCACTTCGTCAATCTGTTTACCTCTTTGAACACCTCAACCGGATATGGAATCGAATCAATCCGGACCACGCTAATTGTGTCAAATTTGAATCGCTCCCGCCATCTGATCACATTCTTGTATATTGTATCGTTTTGCCTGTAAAGCTCAACTGTGTCTCTGTTATATACGCTGTCGATGCGTAGGCGGTCTACGTACTCCATCTTAACCCGGTCAACTGGTACGAGTACCGTTTTCGATTTGCAGCCCGCAAAAGCGATTAAAATAAGCGATAATACGAATATTTTTTTCATAGTTCTCTTTTATTAATCTGTCCAATTAGGATGCAATGTTTCAAAATCTGGAATTTCAACTTTCTTCCCGGACAATTCATGAGTACAGTCAGAAAGATATTCTATCATTCAATCTACAATATATGAATGGCAAACCCTGTTTTCTCCTGCATATGAATATCTAACAAGTAGTGACGGCGATATTCTCGGCCTATCTAAATTCCCGTTGAATGTCCATCGAGTATCGATAACATGTATTGCGTTACATCCCGGGCAATGGAATACAAGGTGGTCACCTTTTGATCTATGAAATTTCATTGTATGCTTTTTTTATTGCATCCAGAAATTTAAAATGATAATCTGCGATAAGCTTTGCTTTATCCAGACCATTAATAATCCTTCGAGCATTGACCGGGTTGTCCGTGTATGAATTAAAGAAGTTCTCCAACGATAATCCGGTAAAGTCACCTTTATTTGATCGGCCTTTTGTCATGCCTTCAATCATGATCCGAGCCGATACCTCAGGATCCATGGCCAAGTCCGGGTTCTCGAGCAGCGGAATACCGAGAAGCTCTCCCATACGTTCGTAGTTCTCGTACCAGGTGAGCTGCACATCACCCCGGCCGTAATATATCTTGTCCGGCCAGGTGTATGCCTCTCCGCTGTGTTTAACCTTCTTCCCATACTTTTTTCCGCGGCCTCTCCCATACTCTTCAATCGGTTGCATGGTACGTGCGGTTTCGTGATATGACGTGGCCAGCATGTACGATCTCCACCGGTCATCTCTTATCCCGAACTGGTCAAATGCATCAATCTTAGCGTTTATTCCGTCAACCTGTGACTGTGATAAGAGACCGCTGAAGAGGGATGCTCTTATTTCATCAAAGAATATCTGCCTGTTCATGTCTCAGATTTTTCTACTTGTTTTAATAGTTTTAGCACAGTACATACCTATCACTCTTTAAGATGTTTTTGCGAAGATCGGTACGTGAATTATAATTTGAAAACTTAGCCAAATCCCTTTCGGAATAATAGAATACACCTGTAAAGTGATCAAAGAATAATTTAGATCGACCTATTTCGATGAATGTCATTTTTTGCTTATTAAGAGAATCAGTTGACATGGAATTTCCTATCAGCGACATGCTAATTTTTCTTTTAGTTTCGTCTGATAATATTCTTCCGAGGCTATTTTTCCGTCCAGCCCTACTCCTTCGCATCTTTTCAATAGTTTCCTGTTTATGATGGAAGTTTAATCTTCCACCACCAGCAGAAAGATTCAGCCCTACTTTTGTGTCAGTGCTTTTATATAAATCAATAAAGAATATCTCAAGTTTATTAAGAAGGTCATTGTCGTTCGCGGTGTAACATAGTACTTCAAATTTATGGTTTTCATATCCATATTTTAAAATACTCCTACCAATAAGAGAACTGCATTGTATATTTCTATGTTCTCTCAAACGCTTAACGATATTTATGCTTCGCCCAATATATACCCTCCCGCTCGGTGATGTTATTTTATATATTCCTGGCAATGGCTTGATCTTTCTTGTTTGTTTATCTATTTCCATTGCTGTGTTTTTTTCTACCACTCTCTACGTCGATAAAGGCGCGGAGAGCCTCCGGTTCTACTCCTATGCGGCAGGCTTCATATCGTGTGGCGAGATTGATTATCCTCTCTTTCATTGCTGCTGTGTTTTTATTATCCGTCCTCCTCCTCCTATTGTGTGACCTTTAAAAAATGTAGTTCAGGGCCAGGATCGCGGTGGCTGTTCCAAAGATGCCGCCGAGGGCTGTGGCCATGAAATCGAGCCCATCCAATGTGCCCTTCTTCATGGCTCCGTCCCAGATCAGTTCTTTTGTCGCGCCTACTCCTACTGCGAGGATGATACCGGCTACCGGCTTGATCAGTCCAAAAATGAGGCCTATTAAAAAGCCTGCGATTACGTGATAGAGCTTGTCTTTTTTCATGTTGCTTTTGTTTTAGTAAGTTGTTATTACGTGCGCGCTGTCTTGGAGTATTGCGATCACCGAGTCGCGCTGGTCTGCGATCGCCTCCGTCTCTTTTATTTGCTGGTGCAGCCTCTCCCGGAGGACCTCTATTCGATCCGCCTTCCCCTGGGCTACCATCTCCAGGTATGCGGCATAAAAAAGGGCTGCTGCGAGCGCTGCGAGGGTGGTGTACACTATTGCGTTAATTATCTTCTTCTCTGTTGTTGTTTTCATCGTCGTGGCTTATTCTGTTGCGGCGTCGCTGGCTCCTTAATCCGAAACGCGCCAGGAGCATGTCGAGGACCTGTACTGTCAAAAGTTCGTACAGGAATTTGAGCGTTTCGTTTCCCGGGAATATCTCGCGGGCGTTTCGCAAAATGTTTACCAGGTACCAATATGACACTATCCAGGTCATGAATTTTGTTGCTGCCTCCGCAAGGTTGGCCTCCTCGTATAGGCCGAGGGCCATGTTTACGATGAAAATTAGCGCGTAATAAAGGATCAGCTGCTTTACTCCATCGAAGGCCTTCTTGAGCGAAAAGTCCCGATTGTTGATCTGGACGTCGCTCTTGTATCCGACGAAAAAGTTAACGGTGAAAAATACCAGCAGCACCCATACGGCTATGCGGATGGGGCTTATTACGCTAATGATCACCAGCCATGTCAGCTTGATGAAATCTATTAATCTGTCCCAAAATGTTGAGCTCATGTCGGTTGTTATTAGTGGGGTTAATACTCTCCGGCGGGTGTTACTCCCCGGCTGCGTGGTATGCGTCGAGGTCTACCTGGACCATCTCTTTGGTTTGTTTGATCTCCTGGAGATATGCCTGATAGTCGGTCAGGTCTGCCTCGTTGTCGGAAATACCGAGCACATAGCTGTTGTATCTGTTTACCAGGTCCTTCTCCTCCGCTTCGTCGCGGCGTTCGCGCAGGACAGCCTTAGTGATGTTGTCCCGGGTCAGCTCTCCGAAGATGCGGACGCTTTCGTATTCAAAGACTGGCGGCAGCGATGCTCCTTCTTCCTGCGGTTCGATCTCCTGTTGCTGCGCCTCGGTGATGGCGTAATTGTAATAATGGCTTCCGTCTCCTACCTTTTGGAATATGTCGGGCCTGTTGTGTGAAAATGATTTCATGCTTTGTCTGTTTTGAAAGTTTAGTTATTAAATGTTTACTGTTACAGTACTTCGCCCATCCCCACCATGGGCAGATTTCCTGTCTAAATTCCTCCGGCGTTGTTTCCTTTTGCCGGCGGCTCTCTCTCTTGCGGATGGCTGCGATCTTCCTGCAGAAGCGTTTCTTGATGCTCTTGCGCAGGAGGGTGTGCGTGTGATAAAAAACGTACCCTACAAAGTCGATCCCTCGGTCTGCGACCGGAAATACCTGGTAGTTGTTTTTTACCTCTAATTTTAGCGTATCCATGTACTCCCTTATCTCCCCGAGGAGGCCATGGAGGTGCTCCTTGTTATCTGAAAGAAAAACCATATCATCAGCATATCGAATATAATATTGAATATGTTTCTCCTCTTTGATCCAGTGATCAAAATATGCGAGGTATAGGTTCGCGAAGTATTGCGATAAATAGTTCCCTATTGGTACGCCTTCGGCTGAATCTATTATCTCGTCCAGGAGGGCGAGCAGTCGGCGGTCCTTTATCTTCCTGCGGATGATCTGCTTTAATATGTCGTGATCAATTGAGGGGTAGTATTTCCGTATGTCTATTTTTAGGCAGTATCTGGTGCCGGCCGGGCCCTCCCGCAGGTATTGTTTGAGCTTCCTGGCTGCTGCATGAATGCCTTTTCCTTTTATGCAGCTGTATGTGTCGGCGGTGAATATGGAGCACCAGATGGGCTCCAGTATGTTCATGACGGCGTGGTGGACGATCCTGTCCGGGTAGTATGGGAGGCGGTAGATGTCGCGTTCCTTTGGTGTGTATATTTTAAAGATGTCATACGGGCTTGTTCTGAACGTCCCCTCCATGAGCTGGTGGTGTAGCTCCTGGATGTTCTGCTCTCTCCTCTGATCGTGCTTTTGCACTCCGTATGATCGGAGCTTCCCCTTCCTGGCTTTTTGGTCCGCCAGGTGCAGGTTGTCGATTGAGGCGATCTGTTCGTATAGGTTCCCGATTCGTTTCATCTGCTGTTTGCTTTGCTGGTAATGGGGAGCGGTCGGTGGCTTCCTACTGGCACCCGTTTTACTACTTGTATTTTTTTGCGTCTGTTGGCATGGTCTTTGGCCTGTGCTTTGTTTTATTATTATATTCCATCGAAGGTGGGAGCTGATATTCGCATTCGTATTCGAGACGGGATTATTCGTATTCGAGTACGTAAGGCCGGCATTCGCGCTGTTATTCGCATTACCGCCGAAATACACGCCCCGAGGCCAAACAACCGGGTTTTATCCTGGCGTTATTCTAAGTAATAGCGCGAGCCGGCGGCGCGCATGGTTACGCGTCGCGGGAAGGCTCCGAGCTCTCTGATTTTAGCCAGTACGTGCTTTATCTCGGAGGAGTTCGTGAAAAACTTCTTAGCCTCCGATTCCGGATCATCCTGGTTAAATTTGATCTTAGCCAGGTATCTGTTTTCTCCGAATTTCGTTTTTACGTCGTCGACGTAATCGATCACCCAGAAGCTCAAATTTATGAGCTTCTGCTGGGTGGTCTCCGGGCAATTGAAGTGCTTGTTTGATGGGTCCGGCTGAATGTTCAAAAAGGCCAGGCTTCCGTCATCCTCTTTTGTTCTGTTCATCGTTATGCTATTTATTTGGTGTTTCGTTAGTCGTTATTGTGGCGCCGGCGTGGCGTGGTTACGGTAAAAAGCAAAGGCGGGAGCCGATATCCGCAGCCGCATTCGAGACGGGATAATACGCAGACGAGCACGCAAGGCCGGCAATCGCGCCGTAATTCGCATTACCGCCGACATACACGCCCCTTATAAGCTCCGTCTCCGGTGGTCTGGCGGGTTGGTAGTGGTAGTCTGCAAAGTATGTCGTTGATGCTCCTCCTACTGTCGCGGGCATGTTCTCTCCAAACTCCCCGGTGATCATGCTCTTGATGTATCCTCCGGATGGGGGAAGCAGTCCCCGCTTGGTGTAGTCCGTCATGATCTCGCTGTTGTATTTCGTCGGGTCGAGCTGAACGTATAGTTCCCCGAGGTTCCCTTCTTCCGCTGTGGTATAGCGCACGCGCAGGCCGTCGGTCCAATGCCATATATGCCCGAATGGGTTCTCGATCCCTCGGTACGACGGCACGTCTACTGTTAGGGCTGTTCCGTATTCTGCGGGCATTGCAAATGGCACAATCCCGCTATTGTTACCCAGCGAGTTGGTGTAGCCGCATGGGATGAAGGGGTTGTATCCATTGTATGTGCTCCATGAGGCGCTGGCGAGCGTTGTTACTCCGTCGCCGAGTCCTCCCTGGCGGTATCCCTGTGCTGTGAGGGCGTCGTTGTGCGGGAGCTGGCTGTTGAAGTTGGCGTACTCTATGGCGTACAGCCAGAAGGTCGTTTTTTGGAGTTCGTACAGGTCGCAGTTCCAGCCTGCTCCTGCCTGGCCGGCGGCCCCCCTGTTCCGGGCGTATGTCCGGAAGTTGGTGAGGGAGATGCTGGAGGCTGGTTTGCCGAGCAGCGATCGGTATGTTCCATCCCATGTGCTGGTATTGGCTCCTCCGCGGTAGTCCTGGTCCATGTTCACGACGCTGGCCAGCTTGCTGGCGCTCCTTTGAACGGTCGCCTGGTATGCGCTCCGGTATGCCTTCGGTACGTGGTGAAAGCCTGGCAGCGCTTTGAGTGAGACCAGGCAGCGGTTCTTGGTGCCTTCTTTCTCAAACCTTCGGTAGTGCTCCGGTAGTTCGACCATGACCTGGCCCTGGCTCCCGTCGAGGATGGCGGCTCCTCCTCCCTCGAGCTGTGAGCTGTTTGTTGGGTTGAGGTATGCGGTGACCTGCCCCTGGTCGTTCAAGAGGCAGCGCTTCATTCTGCTGTGTACTGGCAGTTCAGCGTGCAGCTCTGGGCGCCCGATTCGTGTTGCGCTGCTTACTGCGACGGCGTCGTCCCACTCAATTCCATAATAGTGATCGTATGGAAACGCGGGCTTTGTTGCTCCTATTCCGATAAGTAATCCCATGATGTTGTCTTTTTATTAGTGTTTCACAAATTTACAAAACGTATCATTATAATACGTAAATAGTCAAAATATTATCAATAATTCATGCTTTTTTCTCCCGAATGTACCGGGTGAATGCGAAGCGCTTCCGGTTCTTGATGTATTCGGCTTCTGCTTCGTGGCTGTTTGCTTCTCTTTCGAAGCTGATGTTTTTATAGGCGTGGTGTCCTCCTTTGAATGCAAAAAGGCGGATGATCCACTCTCCTACGTACCAGAGTAGGAATCCGATGTACCATAGTTCCTTCCATTGCTCTGTGTGGATTCGCTCGTGGTTCATGGTCTTTTGGTCAATGTATGCGTTCCCTCTTACAAATAGAATCCCGCAGATGTTCATTGCCTTGTATCCCGGAAATGGGATAAATTTGTTTCTTATTATTCTCATGATCATGTTGCTATGTCGGCCCATGTTGTTCCGTTTGTTGATTTCTCTATTCCGTTTGCTGTTATTCTCATAAAAACGTTACCCCTGCGCACCTGGAAAAGGGTCCCGACCATGTATGTGTAGTTCTGGGGCGAGGTCGCAATGATCATCCCGTTGGTGCCTATCTCCGAGCGGTCAATTATCTTCCCGGTGGTCATTGTTCCTAATCCCGAGACTTCGCCATGGTTGGTTGCGTATGGGTCCTCTTGGTTCAAGACCGCATGTATTATCACAAGGGTATATGTGGCATTGCCTGTTATTGATAGCGTTGTCGCCGGTATCGAGAGGGTGGATGATCCAGGGGAGTCTTTGTACGCGTGCGCGATAGCGTCCCCGAGCTCCGTTAAAAATACACCGTTTTTGTTGATGTATGCGCGTGTGGATGCTTCGACGTGTGCACTCGGGTCTGCTCCTACTGATAGCGCCACGAGGGTCTTTATTGTGAAAGGCGTAACTGTCAAATCAAATGTATCTGATGAGGTTCCTCCTACGATCAGGCTCTTGCTTACTTGTGACGTTAAGTTGGTGGTGTTTAGCGTCGAGAGGTCTACGCTGTAAGCTCCGGTGTCATTAAAATAATCAGCTATGCTCGGGATGTTGTCCGGGTGGATGATCGTCTTTATCTGATTATTCGCGTCTCTTAGCGTTATGGATCGGGTGACGCCGTCGATCTCCAGCCTTTGGTCTGGCGTTTTTAACTTGCTGTCCTTAATGATGAGGTTTGCGATTGTCCCGGAGATGGCATTTATAACGCCGGTGAGGTCTACATCTGTGGCTTTTATCTTCCCGTTGTGGCGGATTATCGCTTTTGCTACGCCTGATATTGCTTCGGCGTATGTTCCACCCGCCCAGAGTGCCGGTTGATCTTTATTAGTTCCCTGTATTCCACTTATTCCTGCTGTATCTTGAGTACTATCGAGTTCTCGCAATAGCATCATAACCGTCTGAATGAGCCCACCATCTACTGTTGTCCCAAACTTGTCTGTGATCGCCTTCGCAATATTGACCTTTGCATCGATGGCGTCTGCGTTCGATTTTAGGTAATCCTGAATAGCCTTATTAGCCTCCTCGATACGTGTTGAAAAAGCGGCTTTGTCTGTTCTGTATCCACCGAATATCGCGTCAATGCTTTGCTTTTCGCTCGCTGTTACTTTTCCGTCAGCAATCACACTGTTAATCGAATTGATTAAATTATCTACTGTTCCGAAATATGTAACCTTAGCATTAAGCAGGTTTGTCTTTGGTGTTCCGGAAAGGTACGGATTAACGTACAGCTTGTTATACGTTGCTTCCAGCGATGCTTTCTCTGAATTGATTTGATTGATGTATGTTTCGATAGCCTTTGCTTCAGCTTCCTCTATCACCCCATCATGGAAGGCGCCATCGACGTATGTATCAAGATCATTCACGATACCGTTCAAATCGTTTACATCCTGACTGGCTGCATTGGCCGTAGCTTGTGCGGCATCAGCTGCTGCTTGCGCACTATCCATTCCACTTTTCAGGAACTGTTCAACGGATTGGTTTGCCTCCTCTACTCGAGTGCTGAATATAACCAAAGAATCCCGATAAGTGGTGAATGCGTTATCAACTTGTGTTTTCTCGGTTGGCGTCGTTTTCCCATCTGCTATTGCTGTATTGATTGCGCTTATCAAATTATCAATGTCGCCAAACATCGTGATCTTGGCATTCAAGAGGTTTGTCTTCGGAGTACCGGTAAGAAGAGGGTTAACATACAATTTGTTGTATGTAGCTTCCAGTTCAGATTTTTCCTTGTTAACCTGATTGATATATTTCTCGATCGCTTTCGCTTCTGCCTCCTCGATAATACCGTCGTGAAAGGCTCCATCGATATAATTATCCAAATCGATGATCGCCTGGTCAGTGTCGTCGAGATCAATCATCATCTGGTTCGCCCAGTTTTCAAGGTCTTCTTCTATTCCATTTGAAAGGAATCGAATTTTGCCGGCGATTACTCCTTCATCGAGATCAAAGTACGTGCTTCCTCCACCGCTGCTCTCAATCCGTCCGGTTTTAATGAATCGGCCATTGATGGTGGTGGAGCCGTATGTAAGTGATAGTATGCGCGCCGGGTTGCTACCGTCTGGGTTGGTGATTACGCTGCTTAGGTGTCCGATGATGAAATGGTAAAACATCAGGTCCTGGTCGACCTTTATCTGGGCGCTGTCTATTATGATGGTACCTGCTGTTCCTTCTCTCTCGCACTTGGCATACACAAAGTATGATTGCGCAGGTGTAAGTGCGGATATCAATCCTCCTGCAAGATTCCAGGTTGTGATGGTATCGTTAATGGTGTAGTGTACCAGCTGGCCGCCTATAATATTAATCACGTTCGGGTTGCCCTCGTGGTTCGGCTCGAATCGGGTATTTTGCAACATGAATTGTTGCGATTTCGCTCCAACTTGGAGCATAGTTGTCTCAATCGAAAGAGGCTTTATCTTTTCGCTATAATAATATCCTTCAGGATCAAATATTTTATTGAGCAGTTCCTGTGCTGCCATCCAATTGCGTCGTGCTTTAAATGGGTCAGAGAGGTTGTTAATCTCTATTATTTCGTTTATGTCGTCAATGTCCGATATTATCCTGTTGATGATTGTCTTACTGTATGCTGCCTCCGATAAGGTGAGCGTGTATCGATATGGGTCCAACGCGTCCCGGGTGAAGCCGGTTATACGAAGACTCTTGTCCACTCCGATGTCCGGGTCGATAACGTGGATTTGGTCTCCGAGTGCGAAGATGTTTGTTATTGTCTCGGGTGCTCCGGCGTACTTCTCCAAAAATCGCGGGTGTATGGCAAGTGAATATTGAACCTGTGGCTGTCGGTATTGAATGTAATATTTATTCGCTTCTGTCTGCAGCTTAGCTTCTGCTTCTGTGATGTATGTTGCTGGTAGGTTTATATCGGTGAAGTGATACACGTCACCGATGGCTATCTGGAAGGCGGAGCTGGTATCGCTCGGGAATTTGTAGCCGCTTTCGTCTGTGAAAGGAACGATCTGTATTTCCTTTGTCGTGTGATCATAACTGTGCACATCGAATTCGTATCCTGCCAGATTCCCGGTGGTGAATCGTACCTTGGCTGATACGCCGTCAATTAGCCACATCGTATTACCATCCAGATCCGTCTCGTTGAGGTCAAAGTCCATGCTGCTGTCGTGGAACACAAATGTTTCTGCCCCCAGACTCGTAACGCTGCCGTACCTGGCCGGGAATATATCATCGAAAACCTTTGTATTTTCTTTTATTCCATATAGATCAACTGCGGTTGCGTCATCGATGAAGCTGTCGTTCTTCAGTTTACCAGGGAGGCATAGTCGGCTATTGCGGTATGTGTTCCCGAGGTTGTTTCTTCCGCCGTATGCATAAAGGCGTGTTACAACGTTTTTGTTGTTCACATTTTGCCGCGTCAGCTGGTAGAGGCCTCCTGTGCGTCCGTATGTGAAAGTGAACGGGAATTGAACGCCTACTTGTTTTATGTGCAACGTACGGACTCCAGTGCTGCTTACTGTTATCTCGAATTCTGTGCTGTATTCCTCGCAGAGAGTCTGTAATACTTCAAGGCAGTTGCGCTCGGTAAATGAGAGCGTCTTGGTCTCTGTTTCGGTCGGAAAGACACCTTTGACCCATTTCCCAGGATAAACGCGATTTGCGTTATCAATTAGAACATCGATGAAATCATTCAGATCACCTGTCAAATTGTCATACATGGTATTACCGGGCAGGATAAACTGAACGTCGATCAGCTCGTATTGCGTGCCTTCGAGGACGATCGTCTGTTCAAAGATGCGGGTTCCTGTCTTTTGGATTGTCGGAAGCTGGTTTATTGTATATATGCTTCCGAATATCTCTATCCGGTCTCCGATCGATATCTCGATCGGTTGCGCGCTCTGGATAGTTATGTTGAGAGTATCCTCTCCGAGCAGCTGTTTGCGCTGCTCGGCCCTGGTGATCTTGACGGTAGCCTGTTTGTTCTGGAGCTTCGTCTCTCCTCCGCCACGATGTATGATTACAATTTCTCCCATACCACTATGCCGTTAGTCGTGAAATTCTCTATTTTCTCTATTACGCCTGAAATTACGGCATGATAGATTCCGTCTTGCGGATAAGTATGCGATAGAGCCAATGCAGTGCCATAAACGTCCTCGCTGGTTGTTCCGTCTCCCCAGCTAATTGTTAGTGCCAAGGTCGAATTTAGGTTGATGGTGAGGTCACGGCTTCCTTCCTTGCTTGCGTGTCGGATTATTCGCTTTACCGGGTCTGGCTCCCGGAGATTTAGTTGGAAGGTTCCAACCATGATATCGTCATTCCATCGCTTTTTGATGGCTGTGCCAGCCTCGTTATATATTTCGTAAATAAGTGGTTTCGTTGGGTGAACATCCACGGTGAGGCGCTGTGTACCGTCTGCGTCAAATATCTTTAAGAAGTCGTTAAGCTTGTTGATGAAGTCGAGCTTCCCGTTTGCTTTCATGAAGCATGATAGGCTGATCTCCCTGGGTTGAACACGTTTGTCACGCAGGTCTACAACTTCTCCATGATAGTTGTCCCAGCTAATGCTGCGCGGTGATTTCATCTTTGGACGGTCCAGAAGGCCGTCGCTCTCTGAAACGTAAATGTCCCACTCACGCAGGTTATGCCCCGAGATGGTGTACTGTACCCGTGTTACTGCGTCTGCTTCTGCTCTGATCTCATCCGTGGTGAGTGCTATGTCATAAATACGCACTTCGTCGATGGCTCCGTATGCTCCTACTCCGGCGTATATGTCTTGCACCAGCGATACGCCTGTCACCGGCTCTGTCATCGTTATGGTATCCAGCAGTTGGCTGTTAAAGTAAGTTGTTACCGTGTTACCACTTTTGCTGATCGCCCATCGTCCCCATGTGTTTTCACTAACGTCGATCCAGACATCGTGAATATCGTGTTCGGTTGCTATTGCTACGCCAGCATGCGCTCCGCCTCTTCCATCGTCCAGGCGTTTGGCGAGGCCCCAGAACATAATTGTCCAGTCGCCTGCCAGGTTGATCGGGTCGTGCTCTACGTCAACGGTCCCGGCTCCGTCCGTGAAATAGACGCCGTTTCCTTCTTTTGCACTGTCAAAGTAGGAAGTTCCTGTCAGGATTCCGTCATATCTGTTGAGGCTGTAATCGTATGCGATGAGATTCCCTTTTTCTTCGTTAAGTGGAAGAAACAATTTCTGTCTGCTTATATCTATCGTGCTGGCCATAATGCTTTACTTTTTATTGTTGTTTTCTTTACCGTTAAATATTTCCCCGCGCTTGTAATCTTTTCTCTTGATAATTTTTGCGCCGGTCACTTCCGCCTGATCATAGATATAAGCGGTGCTGATCGTGCTTTTCTTTTCGCTTATGATCACATTGCTATCGTTCCAGGCCTCGATGTCGATGATGGAGCCGTCCACTTGCGATATGAAAGCTCTGCTGCTATTGAAAAAGTATAATTTCGTGGCGGCGTATGGTGTAATACTGATTTCGATTCTACTATCGCCCATCACAATAACGGCAGTATCTGATCCGATCGTTGCCTCTCCATCGTAGTCGATAAATATGTTCGCGGCATGGAGCTGTGCTCGTAAGTCATCGGTCATGTTCTCCCGTAAAATAGCAAGTGCGCTATCCGGGTGTTCCTGTATATATTCCGGCCATGCCTTCATGATCTTTATCAGTGTTGCGGCGTCTTTTGGTACCCGCTTGAGGTATCTTTTACCGGTATTGCAGACGCCTGTCTGTGCTGCTGTCTCGAGAATTGCTTGTGCTCTGTCTTTCATCTTTTTATAGTGTTATCCCCTGGGCGCGGAGCGGGTCGCTTGCTTCCTGGGTCCGCAGGGAGTTGTATATGTTCGATAATAGTTCGTTGCTGATGCCGATCTTGCTGTCTATGCTGGCCAGGTGGAGCAGCTGTTCGCGCAGCATGTCGTTACCTGCTGCCTGCTGTATGCGGACGGCGTTGGTCTGCCCTGCCAGCAGGTCGATACTCTCCTGGCTGGCGCCCTTGATTGCTCCTGCCAGGCTTGTTGTCGGGTCTCCTCCGGCTTCGCTCTCCATGTCTTTGAAGAGGTCCTCATACATCTTCATGGCCTCGCTGTATGTGCTGGCGATCCCTTTCACCCTGTCTTTGAAGGCCTGCTGCTCCTGTGGTGTGAGGCCGTCGAAAGCTCCGGCCCCGCTTTCATCGAAGCCCATCGCTTTCTGCAGTTGTGAGACGGCCTGCTGGAGCGGTGCTTCCAGGAATTGGAGCTTGAGAGCGTTTTTAACTGCGTTGCGCAGGATGTTATTCGTTACTTCTTCGATCGCTCCGGCCACTTGCGTGGAATCGAAACCGTCAGTAAAGGCTTCCGCTATTGCTCCGGCCAGCTGCTCGGCCAGGTCCTTTGCGCTGGTCTGGGTGATGCTTTCCGCTATGCCGGCGATGGTGTCCTCTATCTGATATCCGAGATCTTCGTATCTCTGTTTGTAATCTTCAATTTTACCTTTATCGGAGTTCTTCTTGTCTTCTTCCGCCTTCCACATCTGCTCGAGGTGGTATCGCTGCTGTTGCATGTTCTCGATTAGTGCCTGCTGATTTTTGTAGGTACTTTCTCCGAGAGCCTTATCAACTGCTCGCTCCAATGCCTGATATCCTTTTTCCAGCTCCTTGACTGCATTGGCATGCTTGATGAGTGCTCGCTCGGCGTCACGGTCTTGCTTGTTGAACACTTTAAACGCTCCCGTTATTACACCGATTCCTCCCTGGATGATTCCCATGGGATTACCGGTGGCCAGTCCTTTTGCAAGTGTTCCGGCTGATCCTATCAGTTCGCTTATATCGCCGAGGAGCTTCTGGGTTACTTCGTCTCCTGCCATCCCCATCTCGGAGAGGCCTCCCACTACTGAATCGAAGGCTCCTTTTATCAGGTCTATGCTTGCGGCTGTGCTTTCAAATATGCGGTTGAGATCTGCCTTTTTGGTGGCGTCATTGGCTTCTTTTCCATACTCCTTAATAGCTGCTGCCAATGCTTTGAAAGGATTACGCTCCTGAATCTCATCCATGGCTGCTTTGATCCGTGTGAGTACGGTCTCAAGGTCTGCTGCGTCGAGCTCTACACCGAGTGCTGCCTTTTGGGACTCGATGTTTTTAATTATCTGGTCGAGCTGCTTTATGGTAAGATCATCCATGTTACCAAGCAGCTGTGTCCATGCGTCGCTATTTTGTAGTTCGTCCAGTGCGACCTTTGAAAGGCTTCTATCTCGCTCTGTAGCCAATTGCTCGGCCAGTTTGGTGTTGCTCTGTTTTGTGGCAAGCGCTATCTTTTTATCGTAATCCGCTGCGATATCTTCTCGTCTCTGTTGAAAACTGCGATATTGCTGCACCATTAGGTCGTATTCTTTATTCCCTGTCTGCTGTGCGTACTTCATGCGATCAGCTTCCAGTCCCGCGAGTGCTTCAAGTGCTATGCGTCGCTCCTCATCTGTCTTAGCTTTTGCAAGTTGTGCATTGAGAAGGCGGCTGTTTTCTGCATAATCGGCCTCGAAGGCAATCTTCTCCTGCAGGTAATCTGTATATTGATCAAGAAGCTCCCGGGTCTGTTCTTCTGCCTGCTGTGCTGCCTCCTGCTGTGCTTTGTCGAGGATATCAGATTTTCCGCTATCTACGTCGGTACCGTCTCCTGCAAGTTCTTTTCTGCGCTGCTGTATAATGTCGAGCATCTCCAGAACATTCTCTGCTTTGGAGAGCTGTGCTTGCAAGTCTGCATCGAATTGTGACAATACTGTTTCTTTTGTCTCCTCGGCAATGGCGGCATTGAGTTTTCGGAGTTCCTCCTGTTGTCTTTGAGTTGCGCTATCATCACCGAAAGCGGCAATGAGTTGCTCGCGTTGGTTCTTTAAAAATTCCAGATAGGTTGCGCCTTCTGTGAGTAGTCCTGCGAATTCCTTTTCTGCTGCTTTGCGAACTATCTGGTCACCGCTGTTCACCCATTTGTAGTATTCCTGGTATTTCTTTTTCCGTTCTTCTAATACTTCCAGGAATGGATCTTTTTTTTCTTTTACGTTACCTGTCTTTTGTAGGATATCTATCTTTTCCAGGAGTGCCTGCTGTTCCTGAATCTCTTTTGCGAGTGCCTCCCTGGCATCGTCTGTTTTGGCCAGCTTGTATTTCTCATTGAGCTTTGAGATATTATTCTCCAGCGCTGTGATGCTTCCCTTTGTGATATTATCAAGGCTTTGTCCGATCTGTTCGAGCATCTGCTTTTCTTTGAGACTGAATTGTGCGGCCTGCTCGAATAGCTTATTTGCGTCATTGAATGATTTCTCAATCCTCTTGTTGTACTCTGTCCATGCTGGGTTAATCTCGATTTTTCCGGACGAAAGCAGGCTTTCCGGGCTCTGGCTACGTCCGAATTGTTGTACCAGTGATCCGGTATCAAATGTTTTTCCTCTCTGGCTCCCTGTTCCTCTGTATTTGTTCGGCTCTTCAAGTGTCATCGTTTTCTCGAGTGCTTCCTGGTATTTCTTTGCTGCGAGTTCTGTTGCAGCCATGCTCTTAGCTTTCAGGATTTGGCTCTCGATGAAGGCCTGCTTGTTTGCGATCAGTAAGTTCTCTGCATCTTTTACGCCATTAACGGCGACGCCAAGCTGGTCGAATTTGTCTCTGTTATCATCGATAAACTTCTCTTTTGCTTTAATATCGTCACCGAGCTTACTGTATGCTTTGGATAGTTGCTGAATGGCAGCTAAAGGCTTGGCGGCTGTCTCGGCGACAGCTTGGTTCATCTCGCGCTGCTGCTTCTTTGCTTCCCGGGTCTCTTTTGTCAACCCTCTGTATAGTGCGACAAGACCTCCGATACCGGCAAGGAGCCACCCTATCCCGGGGATGGATGATATGGCAGCACCTACCAGGCGGAAGGCTCCGGCCAGTCCTGTGTTCGCAGCTGTTCCTGCTGTGGCTGCTGCGGCTTGTGCTGTTGTGGCAGCTGTATTTGTACCTTGTGCTGATGCGTTGGCGACGGTTGCCCCGGTATTCGTGGTTTTTGCTGCCGTATTGGCTGCGGTCGCTGCTGTGTCGGCGGTGGTAGCGATCAGTGCTTTGGCTTTAACTGTATTCCACCATTCCTGTGCTCTGGCTACGGTAACAAGGCGGAATGCGCTATCTTTGTTGATGGTATTGGCTACCTGTTGCAGTCCGATCGTGATCCCCATTAGCGATTGTACGCGAAGCATGATCTTCTGAAGGTTCTCATTCTCACCGCTGAAAAGTGCGACCGCTCCCTGTGCTGCTGAAAATGCACCTGTTAGGCCGGAAACGCCAGCGATCACTCCCTGTAGTCCGGCGTTGTCGTGTGCGAGTATTTTAGCTTGGTTTCTGGCGTCTCCAAGGGCGTTTGTGAGTCGAGCAGCTTCTTCTCTTAACTTCATGTAACCTTCGCTACCTCGCTGGCCTGCTTCTTCCATTGCCGCGAGTTCATATTGCATCTTACGCAGTTGGGTTGTGAGCTGTGCCTGGCTGTTGCTATTTTTATCTGCTTTCTCTCGTACCTTCTCGAAGTTTGCTTCTTCCTTGAGTAGTGCGTCTGCTGTTTGTCCTATCTCGCTGATTAGTTTTTGCCTTTGTGTTATCTGCTGACCGATGGCGTCCTGTTGTTTTATGAGCTGGCGATATTCTTTATCACCGTCGGCGGTGCCTCGCGCGAAGGCCTCCCCGGCTTCCTTCCCGACCTGGGCGTACTGCTTCTGCAGGTCCGCCAGGGTGGCGTTGTGGATGTCGCTCATGGCGTCGATGTCCCTCCAGGCGCTCTCTATGGTGGCGGCTGCCTGCTCGAAGGCCTTCTCCATGTCCTCGCCTCCGGCGGCGGTGGCGTCGCTGAATCCCTGGATGCGGCGCTTCGTTTCTTCCAATACGTCCGACAGCTTGCCGGCGTTGGCTGTGATCTCAAATTCGAGGGCTCCTCCCTTTATTGTGTTCATCGGCTGTTCATTTCGTTAATCTGTTGTAATAGTTCTCCGGCGTTCTGCGGCGTAATAGCGAGCTCTGTGATGTCCTCTCCGCTTTCCTCTACTCCAGGGGCGTCGATCATTATTCTCTGGACTGTGGCCCATGGGATGTCGTGGTGGAGGTAATCCCAGGTCCAGCCAAGGTGGGCGCAAATGGAGCCCCGGCGTCCGTATGGGCTTTTTAGCCCTGTTACTCTATGCGATTGCTCCGTTGTGTCGTTCTTGCGCCGCTCATGTATCGCATAGAGCCGATAAAATCCCCGAGGTTCGCTATGTTGGTGATGCGTTGGCATAGGATCACCAGTTCGCTGGGCTTTATCGTGTGGAAGAATAAATCGGTCAGTCGGTCCAGCTCTTTGTCGTCGTTGCTGTATATGATGCGGCCTGTTCCGCGCTCTACCGTTTTTATATGGTAGTCCTCCCCGAGGACTGCAATGGCGATCACCCGGGCCATTCGCTTGGTGTTTTCTGCCGTCGCTCTCTTTGCTTCGGCGAGTGTCTCCGCTCCTCCTGCTTCCAGCGCTTTTTCGTCGAGGGTCATCTCGAGCCAATGCGCGGATAGTCGATCCAGGACGGCGAGTGTTGGCTCTTTCAGCTCGAAGGCCTCCGCGTGCTCCTCCTCTACGGTTCGGCTGCGAAGGCCCAGGAGGCGTTTCTCCTTTTTGGTGATGGTATAGCGGACGGCAAACTTTTGGCCCTTACGAATCAAAAGGTTGAGCTCCTCTCGCTCTATTTCATGGAGTGTTTTCTCGGGATTGCTGTTTTCGTTTGTCATGCTTCGGGTTCAAAGAGTGAGAGCACCCGATCTCGGGTGCTCTCGGGTTAAGGTCTGGTTAAAGATCGCGCGATCAGATGGTGGTTGCCTTCATTTTTGCGAGGCCGGTCTTTAACGGTGTCATTACGGTGCCGGCCACCTCAAGCAGCAGGATGCCGCTCTTTGAAAACTCGGCGTTGATCTTGGTGGTCATGCGCAGGCGCGGGATTTCGAATTTGAGCCCTTGCTCCGGCGTGATCGCGACGGATTTCTCGACAACGGGTATCTTGGCGGGGGCCTCCCAGGTGTCGGCTGCAGGATCGACGCCGGGCGTCCCGGTACCTCCGAGCAGTTCCTCCATAACGGTGACGTCCGGGTTCATGATCGAAAAATTGAAGAGGGTTTTTCCGCCTCTGGAGATGGAAACGACCGGGTCGTCCACTTCTTCGGCGTAATGGTCGGTGGTCTCCGGGTCCTCCTGCGTCATGCGGCAGGTGTCCTGGTAGGTGTAGCCCAGGGAGGCGAGGGTGGTGCCCATGTCACCGTCGGCGGCCATGTCCCCGACCTCTACCTTAGCGAGTCCAATTGTATAAACTTTTTTAGCCATGATTCTGGTGTTTTATTTGAGTGATCTGTTATGCTGTTATCTGTATGTTCCAATCAACGCGGACGTTGGTGTAGTGCTCCGGAATGTTCGGCTCTTTGATGATCGTCTCGTTGGTGATCCGTATCGCGAGCCCCTGTATGTTGGCTGCTTTCAATGCTTCGAGGGTGAGGGCTGTCAATGTGCGCAGTCTCTCCCTGTTCGCTTTGTGTTGCTGCTTCCCTCCAATGGTGAGCGTCATGTCTGGCACGTGAATGTTCACGTTTGAGGTCCCGGTCTGGGGGATGGTGTGATTTATAAATAGGTTATTAACCACGATGTCCTCCTTCTCGCTTCCGTCTGGCCGCTCCCCTAATACATAAATCCCACCGGTGAGCTCCGCTTTTAGGGCGGCGCTTGCGTTGAGTATCTGGAACAGGGTGTCGTCTGTGTCTATGCTATGCATGAGCGCTTGTTGTTATATCCAGGCCCTGGTGTGAAGCCTTCCGACGTCACATTTTAGGACTGTTCCGGTTGCTACAATGGAGCCGGTCTGTTTTGCCGCGTTTATGTAATCCGTATCGTTCAGCTGTTCGGCGTCGAGCTCCTCTATTGCAATGATTACCTGCTTCCCTTCGTCGATCTTCTGGGTGCCTCTTGGCATCTGAATGAGCGATGAAAAGGCGAGGGCTCTGCCGTCGGCTGTGTTTATCTGGGTTCCCTTTCCGTTTGTCTCCTCCCGGCAGTATGCTGTTAGTGCCCAGACCTCCGTCTCCGGCTGCCAGCTACCGTTGGGCAGCTGTGTGGCCTCCTGGATGGTCTTGGTGTATAGGCGCTGCGGGTATTGATAGGATTGTTTCACCATACGTTCGAGCGGTTACGGATTTTGGGGCGCGGCTTGGCGTCCAGGTCTATGGGTTCCAGTCCCACCTCGCGTGCTGTTAGGTAATACCATGCTTTTAGAGCTGGCCAGTTCCATGATATGGAAAAGCCTCCCTCGCTGGTGTTGTGCAGCGGGATTATGTTCGCGAATTCGTGAACGAGTGCTTTTTTTGCAATGGCGGTCTCTACTTCTGCGTTTGGTGTTGGGATTGCTCCTGCCTGGTTGGCGAGGATCAGGTCAACGTCTGCTTCGGTTATGTTGAAGCGGGCGAGCGTTGCTGTCATCCATTCTCTGTACGTCATAGGTCGTTCCGGTTAGTTCTGTGTTGATTGGAAGATGGGAGCCCCGGAGGGCTCCTCCTTAGTTATCAAGTTTGAGAGACGCCTTCGAGCCAGGTGGCGTTGATGGTGTCCATCAAAAAGGCGCGGGTTGCTCCCAGCCATGCCGGGAAGGCGTTAGCCAGGCCGATGGTCACTTCCTCGATCGGTTCCTCTGTGGAGTACTTCTTTACGAGAGTGTGTCCGTTCAGCGCCTTGATGGCTGCGCTTCCTTGCAGCTTCCAGTCTGCTGGCACCTTCCAGAAGGTGTTCCCCATGGTTGCTCCCTCTACGAAGGTGACCACGTTGTCCATGAAGGGGTTCCGGCTCGTTCTGGTTCCGTCGCTGTTCTCGATGGTGATGTCCTGGTCGATCACTACGATCTGGAGTCCGCGCAGGTATGCCAGGGATGCCATGGCTGCGTTCACCTGCTGCAAGCTCGGCGTCTGCGAGATGTTCAGTGCATTCTGCATGAAGCTGGCTGAAAGCCGGACTACTTCTTCTGTTTGTGCGAAGTTTGCGAATGTGTCAGCATTCATCACCGCATAGCGGAGATTAATGTTTTGCGCTTTCGCCATCTTGACTACTTCTTTGAAGTCTATTGAAATTGGTTTTGCTGATGCGGAAGTATTCCATGCTGCGGATCCGGTTTGGAAACCCAATTTCCTGTCTGCTTCGATTTGGTAATCAACCGCAAACTGGGTAACAACACTGTTGTTGTTTTCGTTCGTGAGCACTACTTTTCCGCGACTCAGTGATTGAAGAGCGATCCATTCCAGGCGGGATGCTACGCCGTCCCAGCAAAACTGGGTGTCTTCCGCCCAGGCTTCGACCAGAGCTCGCTGGTTCGGGTTGCCTTGCGTCATGGCGACCATGATGTCGTACTCGTTCAGCTCGTTCTCGTCCTTTGTCCGCTTGATAGCGATTTTGGGGATGTCTCCCTGGATGCGGGCGAGTGCTTCGCGTGTCTTTTTGTCAATTGTTGCTCCCCTGGCGACAACGTCGGCTGCCACGCGGAGGCCTGCGTTGGCTTCCAGCGCTTTCCATGATAGGGAGTAATTCTCCTTCATAGGGAACAGGGTGGGGTAGTAATAGGGCGTAAGATTGTACGTGTTTACTACCGCTTGCATATCTTTCTCGGTCAGGCCGAGCATTAATGATTTCTGCATTGTTTTTCCTCCTTTTTTTAGATGAATTTAATCAGCGGCAGTTTGGCCTTTACTTCGGCACCCGGTGCCGGGATCAGCGCTTCGCGCACCTGCCCGATGGTCACTACGTTCGCCAGCAGGTTGCTGTCGGGTTCGATGTCGTAACTCTCGCCGACCAGTCCGATGGGCTGGTATTTGAAAGCACTTACATTGGTGGCTGCCTGGGCGGCTGCCTGATAGATGCCGTCCCCTATGGCTGCGGCTGCGCCGAGGGTCGTTCCGACGGTGATGTCGTCGCTGGTTGCGTCTGTTGCGTTGGTGGCAATGGCTGTGATGGCGTATGCCTTCCCGGCAGGTTTCAGCATGATGAAATCGCCCACTTTGAAATCGTGGCCTTTGGCTACGGTATAGGCGACGTCAGTTGCTCCGGCTACTGCGGTCAGGATTGCTACCTTGACCGGGTGATATAGCCCGGTTGTGGCGTCTTTTCCGACAGGCGTTCCCTCTTTGAGGACGCTCTGCGCAAACTCCGAGCTGGAAACGTTGACGCCGTTGGGTATGTCGGCCAGCTTATGGGTGAAAGCTCGCACGACCCTGTTGTCTTTTTGTTTTACAATTGTCAGCATATTGTTTCGGTTATGGGATTAAAGGATTTTTTTGCCTGTGAGTCCTGCCTCTCCGCTGGCTTCTTTGGCCTTGTTCTCGAGGTAGTCCTCTACGCCGCTGCTCACTCCGTCTTTGTTTGGCTTTCCGAGGATCGGGCGCTCATGGCTTCCGAGTCCTTTATCGGCGAGCTCCTGGGTGAGCTGCGAAACGCTTTCTTTTGTTTTGGTCAGGTATTGCTGAAAGGCTTCATCGTTCTCAAAGCTGCGTGCCTCGAATCCATCCATGATGGTTTCCCGGAATGGCTTCGGTATCTGGTCGGTGAATACTTTCTGAAGTTCTTCGCGCCTGGTGGCTGTTACGGCTGATCCCTTGAGCGTCTGGATTTCCTGCTGGAGCCCTTTGGTGGCTTCCTTGATCGAGTTCACGATCAGGTTCTGGATGTCCTCTGCTTTGAGCCCTCCGGTCCCTCCTGTGGGGGCTGGTGGTGCCGGCGGGTCTGCTGGGCTGGGGTCCTGCTGCTTTTCGACGAAGTCATACTTTGCGCGGAGGTTGGTCTCGCGCGTTCTGTTTGCTTTGTCGATCTCGGCGTCTGCCTCTTTTCGCCAGTCTGTTACGAATTTGTTCACGTTGTCGGCGGTGAGTTTACCTACGACCTGGGCGGCTTCTTCTTCCGTCGTTACGGTAAGAGCCAGGGATGCGGCCAGGTGTTTGAGCCCGTCCTTTCGCACGCCCGGGTAGTTCTGTTCCAGTAGTGCTAAGATTTTGTCGTTCATGTTGGTTTCGTTTAATTAAACTTATTGCAACACAAAAATACCTGTATTATGATAATACGCACCTTTTCCTGGTTTTTTCTTTTGACGAGTTTTTGACTTTTTGCTCCTGTTTTGTTTGGTGGTTGCGCTGTGGTTACGTGTGGAGCTTTTTAATCCTCCTCGGTCTGCGTCGCTCTTGCTTTTGCCGCTCGAATGTGTACCTTTGAAGCGAGCCGCCACACGCTCCGCTTTTTCTTCATACTTGCACTTTCTTGGGTTTTCCATTGGCGGGTCCTGCGGGGCCCGCTTTTTTTATTTGTTTTCTTTTTTATATCTGGGGCAGGAGTATAAGCTTTTCCCTTTTGGTTTTAGCTCATTGAAGTATGCGTCGAGCCTTTTCTTTTTGTATGCATTGCAATAAGCGCTTTCTCCTTCATTGTGTTCACATGAAATGCATTTCACTTTCTTTGTTGGTTGTGCGTTGTCCAGAACAAATCGGGCCTGCTCTATCGTATGACCGTGCTTCTCTTTGAATGATTTATTAATATCCTTTTCTGTTTTCATTCTGCTCTGTCGTTTAATTGTCAATCCTGCAAATTATTTTATATTGACCGTTTTGTCCGATTGGCTCTATTCTGTCAAATATAAGCTGCTGATTCCTTTTAAATATAATCTCGCTTTCCACTTGGTTGTTCGCGAAGTATGCGTTTGTCCCTCTGGGTACATCTATTTCAAGCAGATAATCTCTTGCGAAATTTCCACTTATATTGACCAGCTCGCTGCTCCCTAATGTGGTTGAAGCTGACATATATGCTTTATCTGTTAGTTCTGCCCCGCTGTTTTGATTTATTTGGTTTATGTATTCATCTCCTTTTAGAGTGCTGATTCTGCTTCCGAATTTATCCTTCATGTAGTCGGCTGATACAATTCTATAAACTTTCATCCTCTGCGTCGTTATGTTCTTTGAAATTGCCGAGTCAAGCGCTTTTATTGTGGCTCTGTCATAATCTGTAAGTTCGTTCCCGAACGCGTCAGTATTCTTCCCTCTCCTTAACGCTCCATTTATTGTGTATGAATTTGGGGTTTGCTGGTAGCCTGGAGACACCTCTAATTCATTACCTTCGATTCTTCTCTTTATGTTAATATCTCTATTCGGTACAATCGCTTTTCTCTCTTGTTCTGTAATGTTCATCCTTCTGCTGTTGCTCCAGTAGGCTGCGTTGCTCATCGCTCCTTCTTCATCTGTCAAGATGTCCAGATTGTATTTACTCATCGCTTTTTTTAGTGTTTCGATCCGCTCCTCTGGTGTTTGTTTATTCCATGAGAATTGTATCTTCATTCCCTCTGGTTTATTTGATAGCTGTTTTATAATGGTTGTTATCTCGGCAAATGTAGCATGTTCCGCGACCTCTTTATATAGCTGATCGGCCGTTAACTGTTTCTGCAGCTTTTCTTCCGGCATTAAGGCTGCACTTATATTGATGAGATTCTTATTGTCCTGCATCCAGTAGGGGAGAGCCCTGGCTGCTGCGATGCGGTCGCTGTTGTCCTGTATCCACTTTTTAAAGTTCTCCGGCATGTCTGTGGTGGTGCTCTTTGGCTTCCAGTCTTTCAGTTTGCCGGCGGCGAGCGCCTTCATGCGGTCTTTGAAGTCCGCCTTGCTGATAAATACTGGGATCATGCGGCACCGGCATTGCGGGTGCCAGCCGGTCCAGAGGAATGTTTTCGGGTAGATGCCGACCATGTCGTCGCAGATGTCGTGAAACGGCACCGGTACGCCTTTCACCAGGGTGGTGTGGTTGTTTGATAACTCTATCCGGAAGCCTGTAATTAGCGGGTTGTTCTGGTATGTCTCCCACTCGGCCCGGCGATATGCTGCTGTGACTTCTGTCCTGGCCAGGCGCATGGCGTTCTTGTATGCGCTGCGGTACACTCCGCGGCCCGGTTTGTACTTCTTTGCTGCCTGTGAGAGCTCGAGCTCTCCGGTCTCTTTGTTGCGCACTCGTCTGAACAGCTTGTGCGGCTCTCGCAGGTATGGCTGGACGCTCTTTGCGATCTGGTCCGGGCTCTTACCTTCGAGGATTCCGTTCTGGATAATGGTCTCGATCTCGTTTCGCGCGGTGTCTGAAATGTTCCAGACGCGGTCCGATATGGTGAGCCCTCCTCGCTTCTCATTGAAGTAGTTGTGGCCGGAGGCTCCTCTCTTGCGCATGTCCTCCCGCGCTTTCTCGGTGATTCTTTCGATCTCCTCCTCGCTCTTTTTTGTTGTTGCGAACACTGCGGCCAGGGTGTTGTGCACTCCCTCCTCACCTTCGGTCCAGGCCTTGCTGGTTGCGTTGCGCAGGTAAGCGTTAGTCTGCTGGCCCATGGTGTCGAGGAGGCTCTGCAGCTGCTTGGCTGCTGCTGGGTTTCCGTCCCATGTGAATTCCTGGCCTTCCTCTATTGCTTTTCGTACTGCCTTTATCTCTACGGCGGCCCGGTATGTGTCGCCGTATAGCTTCCGCAGGCGTCTCTCTATGCTGGTGAGCTCAATGAGCAGGCGGTCTCGCTTGGTGTTGTTTTCAGACATTTCCTCCCTCTGTTAATCCTTCTGCCGCGAGGCGCAGGTATTTACTTGTGATCTCTGTTAGCTGGCTTGCGGGGCCGCTGATAACGTCGTAACCTTTTGATTCAACGTATAGCGCATAATCAGCTCCAGCTACAACTACGCCGACGACGTCGTCCGGGTATTGTCTCGCTGCTTCCGCTGCGACCGTTTTGCCGCGTGCAACGCCCTGGGCTGATCCGCTTCCGTCTCCTTTTCCTTCTGCCTGGAAGTAGTCTGTCACCAGAACGCCTTGGTTATATATCTGGTACCCGATAGAGCTGCGCAGCTGGTTAGTCTGGTCCTGGTATGTGTCCAGGCTCTTGGCCTGCTCTACTACCTCGAGGCAGGCCATCTCGAAGGCCTCCGTTACTGCTTCGATGATCAGCGGGCGGAGGCGTGCTTCGAGGTCCTGGAAAATGGCGTTAATATTAAACTTTCCTTTTATGCCCATTGCGGTGGTTCTGATTAAAGCGTTGGCTCCATGACGTCGCTGTACAGGCTCGGGCTCTCCTCTGCCTCTATCTGTTCGAGCTCGGCTTCGGTGTCGTTCACCCATCCGAGCTGCTGTACTGCTGTCTTGCGGCTGACGATCGCTTTCTGGCCTGTGGCGCTCATCAAAAGGTTGACCTGGGCCTGCTCGTCGTCGATCATGAACGGTACGATCTCCGGCTCAATGGTCAGGCTTTCGCAGGCTGCGGCAAAGGCTGAATCCTTCGCGTTCATTTTGGCCAGGAAGGCCTGTATTATGGACAGGCGGCGTTGGAGGTAGTCGTCGAATATCTCCATTTTATCCTGGACCTTGAGGTGGGCGTCCATAAATAGCAGCTTCAATGCTACGCCGGAGACGGCTCCTATTCCCTTAACGCTGTCAAAGCTGATGTCGGGTGTCTGTGTGATGGTGTAGATCATCCGCAGGAGGGTCTCGATCTCGAGCTTTACTGCCTCCGGTGCCTGTGCCCAGGACAGATACTGCGCTGTTGCTCCTTCATCTCCCTCGATAACGGCTCCGCTCTCTCCCTTCTTGGCCCATCCGAGGATGGTTCCGGTGGTGAATATCTTCGGGCTGGCGTGGTAATCGTTCGTGTCTGCGAAGTTGGAGAGTAGCTTCTCCAGGCGCTCGATCAGGCCTTGGACGTCCGCCCACTCGATTTCGGGCTGTTGCCCATAAACAATGGGTATCTTCCCGATGAAGTTCTCGCGAGGGTATCCATCGGCTTCCTGCCATTCTTCTCCTGGCTGGTGCACCCACTTGTATAATTTCTCCGCTGTGTATGTCTCGAAATACTTTGTTTTGCGCCCTGTCCGGTCCTCTGTTTCGTACTCCCGGGAGAAGGCCACCATGTCGTCGGTGTCATCGAAGTATGGGAACAGTCTGTCTCCCTCTGCTGGGGAGAGGATGGTAGATCGCAGTTTGTACTTTGATTTGAAGCCATAATTGCTGTGGGGCTTCTCTACTACGTGCCAGAGTTCTGCTGCCTCGGTGGTGGTGAATATCTCCCTGGCGATTTTCCTGTTTAGAGTTCGGCTTTTCGCATCAAAGAGCACCCGCTTTACTGCGTCGAGGACGTCCTCCTCGCTGCTGTTTTCCTCCGGCTCTGCGTTCAGCGTTATGGGGTTCCCGAAGGTGAAAGCGACGGCTCTCTTTACGATCAGTTTCTGAATGGCCAGGGCTACGCGTGCGACCGGCTCTTTCTTCATGATGGTCCGCCCTTCTCCGTCTCCGACGGTTACGGAGATGGTATTGCCTTCGCTGTCGGTGGCTTCGGCAACGTCTACCTTTACCCATTTATCTGGGCGCGTTGCTTTATTGAAGACCTCGTGCTGTAATGGGTCGAGCTGCGCCTGGTAGGTTTCCACCTCCGGGGTGTCGTTCTTCCGCCCGCTTTTGAGTATTTTTATCGCGGCGCTATGGTCCTGGTTGGCGAGTAATTCTTTAATCTCTTTCATTGTGTTGGTGTTTGTTTGGTGGTGGATTATTTAAAAGTAATCTGCCGCCCGTCCTTTGCGCTCGCTTGGTCTTTGCTCTATGGTGCCGGTGAGTGCGTCCGGTGCGTCGTCATGTGGGTTGGTCCCGATTTTTTTGTAGTTGAGTAGGTCGTTCGCGAATTGTGGAAAGAGCAGCTTCCATCCCTTCGGGAAGTATGTCAGGTTCTGTGCTGCCGCTGTGTGTGAAAAGATGCGCGCTTGTTTGTTATTGGTCTGGTGAAACCATTTGAAGCGCGTTGTGTTGTTGTGCATGATGCGGCATTGCTGCTCTACGGCTCGCGCGAATGATCGGCCTCCGTTGTTGCTTTCGATGATCGCCTCCTCTACCTGGTGGCGGGATAGCATCTCGGCTGTCTTTGGCTCTGTGTACTCCATCGGCTTTTTTGTGTGGAGTATGTCGAGGATGAAGTTCCCGATCTCTGTCTCCAGGTACGTGATGGAGGTTAAATAGTCGGCCCCTGTGTCGGCGGTGTCGGTGTAGTTCTTAACCTTCCGCAGTCGGGTATGCGGTAGAGCTTCGTACTCTTTGAACCCGCTTTCGTACATGAGTCCCTGCATGGGCATCGGGTTCTGCATGTATTGCGTTTCGAACACCCAGCTGTTGTTCTCGCGTATCTGGTGGAGCTCCTCCAGGCTGTGCTTGAATGGCCAAAGGGCCCGCTCCTCTCCGGTCTCCTGGTCTATCTGTATGCAGGGGATGGATAATATCTCCCATTCTTCCGGCTCCAGGTTCTTAAGGTATCCGGTGAGGTCCTCCTCATTGAGGCGCTGCATGATTATGATGATCGGCGTTTTGCGGCTGTTTACGCGGTTGCGGATGGTGGTCTCGAACTTCCTGTTCACCTTCTCCCTTACTGTTGGCGAGAGGGCGTCGTCTGGCTTGATTGGGTCGTCTATTATTATGGCTCCTCCGAATTCTTCCGAGGCGTCGATGCTGCTCTCGAGCTCCGTTACTTCCCTGCCGAGCTCCTCCTCCTCCAGGTCTACCAGGCCGGCTCCGAATCCTGTAACCTGGCCGGAGCTGCTGACGGCGTATAGTCCACCGCCGGCGTTTGTCTCCCAGCGCTTGGCGTTCCTGGTTATGGCCCGGGTGGGGAACAGCTGCTGGTATGCGGGTTCGGACAGTATATCCTGTACGGCCTTACTGTTGTCGAGTGCGAGGTCGTCAGAATAACTCAAATGGATGAATCGGGCCCTCGGGTTGAGCCCCATCCCCATGGCTATGAAGTTTTTAACTGCCATTTCTGTTTTACTGTATCGCGGCGCTATGTTAATGATCAGCTTGGTTATTTTGCCGGCCAGCACCTGGTCCAGCTTCTCTGCAATCATGCGGTGGTGATCTCCGATTACAAACTTCCGCTTGTATTGCTGTTTAAAAAAATAGCGCGTGAAGTTTAGGGTGCTTGAAAGCACCCATGTTTTCTTTATGTCGATATCGCGTATCTCATCCCGCATGTCTGCCTGTTAGTATTCATTCTCCAGTCCGTCGAGGAGCTCTTTTGCTTCCTGCTTGGTCAGTACGCGTGCCGGCATGAAGTCGGCGCCGTCCCTTCCTGTTATCTCCATGCGCTGTGTGGGGCGTCCGATCACTCTCTCCCGGAGCTTGTCGAGTGTCTTAGTGTTTCCGTTCTTCATGTCTGTGAGTATGCTTATCGCAAGACCTTTCGGGTATGCGTTGGCCTCATCCCATTGGCCCAGGAGTTTGAGTTGGCTGGCGTTCATCGCAAGCAGCGCGGCCTCCCATTCGGTGATCTCTACGGCTGATAATTTATAGAATTTTTTCGCCTGGACCTTCCCCATTATTTTGACCAGCTGCTCCGGCACCCTGCTGGGTGGTCTCCCCTTCGGGTTCCCTGACTGGCCCTTTTTAAACGGCGGGCGGAGGTTCGCGAGTCTCCTCTCCTCCGGCGTCATATCTTTTTTATCTTTGGCCTTATCCATTCGCTGTTATATTTATTTTTGATCGGTGTTCTTATCTTCCAGGAAGTTACCTAAATATTCGGCGCTCTCCTGTGTCAATTCTTCCCATCTCTTAATGATCACGTCGCAGTAGTCTCCGCCCAGCTCCATCATGTAACAGGTCCTCCCGAGCTGCTCTGCTGCTATGATTGTGGTCCCGCTGCCTCCGAAGTTGTCCAGTACTATGTCGGTGAGCCTGGTGCTGTTCTTCATTATTCTCCCGATCAATTTTACCGGCTTCATGGTGGGGTGCTCTGCTGACCGGAGGGGCTTGTCCTCCTCTATTATCGTGCTCGGTATGTTGTGCAGTATGTCCCGCAGGAGCTCTCTCATGTCGTCCTTTGATAGCTTGTCAATGTCGAAATCCTCTTTCTGCACTGTTACCTGGGTTCGGTCAGTTGTGAAATAGTGTGCTGCACCGTCTTTCCATCCATAGAGGCAGTTATGCGTAACGATTCCATCCGCGATGTAGTGGTGGTGTGTTGCTACGTCAAGTGAATAAACCAGTCCTTTGTATTCGCTAAAATTAACGGCTGTTATTTGCTCCCATTCAAATGTTTTATTGTTGTCTGTATCCCATTGCTGGTATGGAATAGGTAACTCCATTAATCCTGGGATTAAATTACATGCTTCGATTTGAGCTGTAACTCTGCAACTAAAACGGTGCCCGATGTTCGCTTTTGTTATTAATGGAAATCTTCGATTCCTGCCGTATTCATACAGAAGTCTATTTGCTCCACTTTCTAAAATATCAATGTCGATGTTGTCATAAATCCATTGTATGTGCTCATCTGTTCGGTGATTCGTGTTGTCCAGACCTCTCCCGGTGTTCCAATGAGTGTAGGGAATTCCATATTTAATTGCGAGTAACTGCTCACCGCATTGCGCTTCTAACTTATTTTCAAATACTGAAATAATCCATGCTTCGTCTGCGTGTTCGCTCCATACCCTTGTTTTTAATCCGAATCCACGAGCGTTGTATGTTTCGGTTAGTCCAACTCTCCACCATTTACCTCTTCGCATCAAATATGTACAGTAGCGAGTTCTATTTTCTTTTCTGAACCTAATAGAAAACCGATGAGCGTCCGTTGCTTTAGTTTTTTTATCCCCTACAACGACTTCATACATCTGTCCGTCATATATTCTTGATGCTGTCTTTATTTTATAACCTGTTTTTTTAAATCCTTTGATTGTTCCGGAGTATTTGTCAAAAGTCATTACTTCGTCACCATCTTTAAGGCTCTCTATTGGCACTTCTCCTGTTTGTATTCGCACCATAGTTCCTGCTGGCTGGCATGGTTCATGTTTCCACTGATAGTCCTGGCGACCCATCACCAGTGTGTTCTTTGCCCAGATAATGGTCTGTCGGAGTTGCCATCCTGTGCGAAGCGCTGCTGTTCTGAAATTATAACCTTCAATGTCTGCGTGCCAGATGTAGTATGAGGCTCCTTTCTTCATTACTCGGTCGGCCTGGGTGAATGCATCGACGAGGAATTGCTGGAATACGGTATCTGCCATCTTATCATTCTGCATGTTCTTCCCGTCTGCACTGTGATAATCCACATTATATGGCGGATCGGTGATATATGCGTTTGCGCTTTTTCCGTCCATGAGTGCGTCGATATGTTCTGCTTTTGTGGCATCTCCGCAGACGAGTCGGTGTCTTCCGAGACGGTAAACGTCTCCCAACTTGGAGACTGGCTTCTTCGGAAGATTGCTATCGACATCGAAGTTGTCCTCCTCCGCTTCTTCCGAATCCGGGGTAATGTCTATATCCGGGATATCTACGCCCCAGCTTTCTATCTGCGTTATATCCCAATCGTTCGCGAGCTGCTCATAGTCCCACTCTCCAAACCCAGCGTTATCCTTAACAACGTATGCCTTAAGGTTTTCAACTGTCGTTCCTTCTGGAATGATCTTGCAGATCGTCTCTTTGTATCCGAGCTCCTTCATCGCCCTGTATCGCATGTTCCCTCCGATGATCACAAATTTGCCGCTCTGCTCAAAAACGAGCAGCTCGCGCAGGGCTGTCATCTCCGGGTTGTCCTGGAGGCTCTTGATTAGCTTTTTATATTTCTCATCTCGTATGAAGCGGGGGTTCCCGGGCAGACCCGGGATTTGTCCCTTGTTCACCTCAATGTCTGATAGCTTGATGATGGTGCTCTGTACTACTTCCATGCCTGGGTGTTATTCGTTAAAAGGGGAGCCCTGATTCCGGTGTCCAAGGAACGGATGTTATCCTCCTGGCTCTTGCTGCTGTTGTTGAGCTGAGGCGGCTTCCTCTGCCTGCATATTGTTCTGATCCTGATGCCATGATGTTTTAGTTTTTAGTCGTTAAACTTCTTCCTGGTTATTGCGTCCCACAGGGGTTTCACCCTTATGGGCTTTTTTATCGTCTTATATTTCTCGATGATCTTCTGGCTCGTCTCCTCGTAAAAGTCAAAGAGAGCCTGGTTCTCCTCGATTGTAAATTGTTCTATATTGGCCGAGCTGCGCAGGTTGGCGCTGCCATGTATTACTATCTTCTTCCCTCCGAGTGTCTCGAAGTGTACCGTTTTCATGTGCGTGCCGCAGACGGATAGCTGGAAGCGGTTGTCGATGTCGAGCTGTTCGTACATGTATGGGATGAG